AACTGATCAGAGAATACACGGAAAAAAGGATGAGCGAAACACCCCCCAAGAATTCAACAACGGTAACACAACACTATGATCCAGAAATGCAATTTAAAGGATTAGACAAAACCGTAACAACAAAATGGTGAAAAAAAACGATTTTAAGGGTCAAATTTCAATTAAAAACAATGTGCCTATATCCGAGTATCCTAGAAAATCCAAAGTACGCCAAATCGAACAAAAACGGCAAGGGAATAAGGGACCGCCGTCTAAGATGGATTCAAATTCCATGCGGACACTGCGAAGAATGCAGACGCGCAAAAGCAAATGAATGGAGGGTAAGATTAATGGAAGAAATAAAATCTAATCAAAAAAACATTATATTTGCGACACTGACATTCTCCGAGGAGAGCCTAAAAAAACTAGAATATGACGAAAAAGATCCAAACAAAACTCCTCAAAAAGCAATCAGCCTATTTAGAAAACGATGGTGGAAAAAATATAAAAAACCACTCAAACACTGGTTAATCACAGAAATGGGCCATGACAATACCAAGAGGATACATCTACACGGCATTATATGGACAGAACTAACAGAAGAACAATTCGAAAAAGAATGGGGGTATGGCTGGATATTCTTCGGATACGAAGTGAACGAAAGAACAATAAACTACATCATAAAATACATAACGAAAAGAGACGAAGACAACCCCAAATTCAACGGAAAGATATTCACTTCAAAAAAAATCGGAGTAGACTACATAAACAAAAACACACTCAAAAGGCATAAATATCAGGATAAATTCACAGAAGAAACATACAGAACAGGATCAGGAATAAAAACCGCACTACCAACATACTACAAACGAAAAATATGGACAGACCAAGAACGCGAAGCCCTTCGAATCATAAAGGAAGAGAAACAAATAAAGTACTACAACAGAACTCCTATTAAAGTAGAAACAATAGAGCAATATAAGGAGTATGTTCACGCAGTAAAGTATTGGCAAACAATCAAAAAATATGACGGAAAGAGAAAAAAATGAAATATACAAAGGATATGCAAACCTAATTCTGAAAAAAGAAAAACTAATTCGTGAAATATGGGAAGTAGAATTTGCAATCAGGAAGTTGGAAAACATACTGATACGAAACAAAATGCTGAAGCCCGAAGAAATAGAGGAGCCATCGGAGACAGATCTAACAATCTTGTGAAACTAATCGGCGCCGAAAGAGTATCTCGACGAAGCTTCAAATACGAAGGAACATATTACATAACAGAAGATGGGGAAATATGCAGTGAAGAATACGTAAAAACTCAAAAACCACAAAGAACCGGAGTTAGTTTCTATGAAGTAGCCGACTGGATGTACAACGAAAAAAAACAACTGTTCGAACCTACTGTCAGAAGAATAGTAGTAGTAAAAAAAACCAACACTCAATTATCACTAAACCTATGAATGAAAAAGTAAAGAAGATCGTAAAGTGGATCGCGGTAATAGCAGCTGCAATCGGCGCAGCAGCTGCCGTGATCATGGAGCAAGGATGCACTCACAAACATCAACTCAAAGCAAGTGGCATCAAAATCGACACAATCGAAGTATCAACGTCAACAAAAATCAAGTAACATGGAAAAAAAATTCAGAAATCAGCTACTCGCTGAAAGCCAGAAAAAAGAGGAGGAAATCAAAAACGTAAACCTCGAAATCGAAGATAGAAAAGTATCAGAAAACGGCCCGTTCGTACTGATCCGCAACAAAAAAAACAAATGGGTAATCACAACGTGCGGAGCACTCGTAAACGGGAAACAATTCGACACTAAAGAGGAAGCCGAAGAACATCTATCTAAAAAAACGTGGGATGACATCTTAACCGCAGCTCTCATATTCATCTCACACGTAAATAATCAAATGATAAACACTCAAGAAGAATAAGCCATGAAAAAAACATTAGGAGGAGAAAGACTCCGGAGCGAAAGCAAAATGGAAGTATATCTGCCTAATTTCGGTAGATCATCACATAACGTAGGAAAAATAATCCGAACGACACAAGCGTGCGGTACAATCGTTCCTTATTGGTGTCAAATAGGTTTGGATGGAACGACGTTCTACATCGACATCACAACAAAAGTAAAAACACTGCCAACAACCGGACCTGTATTCGGAAGCTTCAAACATCAAATCGACGTATTCGTAATTCCGATCAGACTCTACATAGCAGCATTGCATAATAATGCCTTAGGAGTGGGGTTGAACATGAGCAAAGTGTTGCTACCGCAATTTGAAGTATATTCAGCTAACACATCGATCTACGAAAACGATACCAATAGAGGACAAGTTAACCCGAGCTCGCTACTCTCATACCTGGGAATAAAGGGATTTGGACACTCTAACGTTAATCAATATATACGAAGATTTCCCGCAATATTCAATCTGGCATACTGGGATATATTCAAAAACTATTACGCCAATAAACAAGAAGAAAAAGCATATGTAATCACCGGAGTGGATCATATTTGGAAATCGATCCAGATAGGAGACGGGACCAAATGGGAGGTAACATGGAATAGTAACATGGCTACAATGTACGAAGCCTCTCCAACGAGTCAAAAACCGCTATTCATGAAACTGGAATTCGAGGAGAAAATCTCGCCCGAAGAGGTTAATGAGATACAATTCTTAACAAACGATCCATATATACCAACACTGGCTAGCAACGGCATAACAAGGCTCGGAGATACTTTCGTATTCGGACGAACAGATCCGGAAAAACCGGGAATCAGGGATCCGAAAGACCCGAGAAAGGCAACCAACATTTACATGTATCAGATCAAAACGGCCGTCAAATTCGCATACAAAATAGGTACGAGCGGAAAAAACATAATAACGATGCCGGATAACCAGAAAATCAAACTAACACAATTCGCATTAAAGAATATCGACGATGAACGGACTTCAATCTTAGCAGCACCCAGTACCTCGGCATATATAGTAAAAAATACAAAATTGCCATACATGGCAGCAACAGCGCCTTTAAATCTGCCGAATCATGATCGCTCAAAAATATATTATAGCTCAAATGCATGGTTCTCACAAGCGGGATTAGCGGTAAAAACATACCTTAGCGACAGATTCAACAACTGGCTAAACACCGAATGGATCGACGGAACAACAGGGGGAATCAATGCAATTACAGCGGTAGATGTAACCGATGGAAAACTCACTATGGACGCTCTGATTCTTCAAAAGAAAATATTCAATATGCTAAACCGCGTAGCCATTACAGACGGTACATACCAAGCATGGAGAGAAGCAACATACGGAATTAGAAGCGCAACACTACCCGAATCTCCTATATTCTGTGGTGGGATGCAAAGCGAAATCGCATTCGACGAAATCGTATCAAACGCAGCGACAGACGAAGAGCCATTAGGAACACTTGCCGGGCGAGGAATTGCGACTATGTATAAATCCGGAAGGGGCTTGAAAATCAAATGCACAGAACCGAGTATGATCATGGCTCTGGGATCAATCACACCTCGAATCGACTATAGCCAAGGCAACAAATGGTGGACAAGATTGCAAAGCATGGATGACTTCCATAAGCCAACATTAGACGCAATCGGATTCCAAGAACTAATCACAGAAGAAGCAGCAGCATGGAGCACAGAACTCACTGAAAACTTCACAGAAGCATACCAGTCATTAGGAAAACAACCGTCATGGATCGAATACACAACAGACGTAAACGAAACGTACGGCGAATTTGCTGCCGGAATGCCTTTAGCGTTCATGTGCCTGAACAGGGTATACGAAGAAGGAAAAGATGGAGCAATTTCTAACCCATCGACATACATCGATCCGACAATATATAACAATATATTCGCAGAATCGAGACTGAGCTCGCAAAACTTCTGGGTCCAAGTGGCGTTCGATGTAACAGCGCGCCGAGTAATGTCAGCAAAACAAATTCCAAATTTATAAGACCATGAAAACAGCAAAAAGTAGAAAGGGATGTATCGATAATCCGAATCTCACATACCAAGCAGAACCAAGAGAGGTAAAACTAAGAAAAATAATCAACGGAGAATCCAATGACATGGAAGATGGAGTATTTCCAACAATCTACACAGAAAAGAAAGATGGAGTACAACCCGAATTCGACATAAGGACAGATAGATTCGAAGTAGCGATAGACGCAATGGATAAAATCAACCAAAGCATAGCAAACCAAGTCGCAAAAAGCAAGGGCGAAACCGAAGCCGTAAAAGATTTCGGGACAGAAGAAAAAACCAATCCCGAAAAAAGCTAAAGCAGTCGTATAAAGTTCTACCAAAACTCAAAGAGGGGGGAATATTTCCGCCCCCCTCTTTTAACCCTCGTAAATACATGTGGCACAGAGCAGTAGACGTTTATACATATATAACAAGAACATAGTATGCAAATTCTTTTTAAAAAAGAACGAAAAAATGAACTTCGAAAAACTATTAAAATTACTCGAAAAAGGAGAAGACCTTACAAACCCTCTATCGGGAATGATTGGCGACGTATCAGGAATCTTCAATATGTTAGGCATAGGCAGGAAGAAACAGATAAGGCAGCAAAAAGAAATGGCGGAGAACGCAGCTCGAATAAATTACAAATACGGAGAAATGGCAGCAGAGAATGCGTTCGAAAGGCAGCAAGTATTATACAACAGAACCTACCAAGACCAAAGTTACGCTAACAAAGTCGCACAAATGGATGCAGCAGGATTGTCTCCAGGCCTAATGTATGGTGGAGGTGGAGCCGGCGGTGGGGGGGCCGGCTCGACAACAGGTGCTCCAATGGGTGCTACAGGGGCCACAGGAGCAGGAACAGCTGCCGATCCTAACGCACGACTGCAAGCATTAATGTCACTACGACAGGTACGGATGAGCGAGCGAAAGAACGAAGCAGAAATTAACCTACTTAATACTCAGGCAGACGCACTCAAGGCAGAAGCAGGTAAAAACAAAGAGGAAACCCAATCAATAATCGATAAAAGGCTATGGGAGGTAAAGCAGGAAATGTTCAAAGGATGGCAAGGCTTCATTAATACGGCCAATCAACTATGGGACCAGATGGTAAAATGGCAACCTACAGAGAAAACGACAATCGACGGCAAGGAAATCGAAATACCGAAGTACTTCGAAATAGAAGACGACAAATTCGGCAAAATTGTATTCGGAGAGGAATCATTCCAAGGCGGTATGATGACAGCTGAAAAACAAATCCTAGAAGGAACGGCAGCGATCAAAACTCTAGAGAGCATATACGCAGACGAAAAACTATCAGCAGAAATCAAAAAGATAAACGCGGATGCATGCAGCGGAATGGCTCAGGCAGCATACTATTATGCAGCAGGCGAGACCCAGAAGGCAGAAGCAAAGATGCTCGAAGTAAAAAAGAGAACCGAAGAGGCAACCGCAGAACTGCGAGAGCTTCAATACTGGACCGAGATAGCAAATACAATCATTAGGCTGGCGCAGGTAGTAGGAAATCTAACGATCGGAGGAAAAACAGGAAAACTGATCAGAGAATACACGGAAAAAAGGATGAGCGAAACACCCCCCAAGAATTCAACAACGGTAACACAACACTACGATCCAGAAATGCAATTTAAAGGATTAGACAAAACCGTAACAACAAAATGGTGAAAAAAAACGATTTTAAGG